TTACTGGGGAACAATACTCCATCATCTTCATTGGAAATTTGTCCAGAAAGTTTAATTACCTGATTAATTTTCCATTCATTAACATTTGCTAGGAACTTAGCATCTTTACCTCTATTAACAACAGTTAATACGGTATTAGAAGATGCATATCCAACACCTCCACGTAATACATTGACACCAGTTACTCTACCATTCGTAACTATTGGGTCAATTTCAGCAAAAGATCCATCTCCACTTATTACAATATCTGAGTCAGCTCTATATCCATTTCCACTGTTTATTATCTTTACATCTATAATAGAACCACCAAGAATAATAGGTTTTAATACACACTCAGAAGTTACGGTCTGAACTGTAACCAAAGGTCTTCTATGGAAATTTAAAATATCTGTGCAACCATATCCAATGCCACCATCTTCAAGATAAACATCAGATATTGATCCCAAAACCACAGGTTGTAGAATGGGAGTCACTATACTACTTTCACCAATTTCGGAAATAGTTTCTACATTAATTGTAATTGGCGGATATGCAATTATATGTGTACCAAGGCCTACACTAGAAAACTTAACATATTTTTTATTTGAAAAATCTTCTTTGGAAAGAGTAGTTCCAATACCAGCTACAGATAACTTAAATCTATTTGCATCTAAAACTTTTACATAATAATTAATTGATGTCGATAATCCTGAAATTGGAGTTCCAGTATGATTATATGTTACTAATTCACCATCATTAAATCCATGTTTAGTCGCAAAAATGTAAGAATCAAAAGTGTTGATACCTACAGTTTCTCCTGTTGTAAATTGCGATGGAATTCTTACTGCTCTGTTAGAATAACCTTTACCGGGATCCTTTACATAAACCCTAGTAATAGTATTTTTATTTTTTAGTGTTTCTAAAGAATGAGAACCAGAACTAATACCAGTTATGTTTATTTCATTTGTTTTATCAACTGCATCTGTGAAGGTATTATATAGCTTAATAATTTTTTCAGAAGAAACCCCAACAAAATAATGAGATTTATCTACTAATCCAATTATGTTAGCGTTTCCATTTGAATTGTAAATTATTTCTTCGCCGTCTACGAGATTATGATTATTAATAAAGGTAATAGAGTTTGATCCAACATCTACAGATATACTTGGTCTAAAACCAACAGTAATCCTTGACTTTACTAAATTTGATTCTAATACGCATCCACTACCATTTCCGCCAGTTATAGTAATTTTTGGTTTTGTTTGATATCCAATTCCTGGATTAATAACTTTAATAGATTTTACTTCACCACTTAAATTTAAGTGAGCTTTTGCATTAGATCCTTGTTCATCTTGAATTATTATTTGTGGAACATTTACAACATCATAATCTTTTCCAGAATTAGTTACCTCAATTGAACTCAACTTTCCATAGTAAATATTTTCGTCAAATAATGTTGGAGATAGTATCTCAACTCCATTTGATAAAAGTCCTATTTGTTTATTATTGGTAGATCTTTTATTCTTATCATCAAAAATTTTCTTTCTACCAGTAAGATCAAACTTTTTAAATATCTTTTGATTTTTTATGATTTTATTTTGATATCCAGATTTATAGATAAAATCTAAATTACCAGTTAATGGATTCAGTGTAATATACTTCTTGGAGAAAATATCATTTTTACTGAAAGATAATTTTATGTTATCTAAATCTACTCTAGTTACAAAATAAAATCCAGTAGATAACCCTGAAGTGGAATTAGTACCTGGATCATAATAAACAGATTCTCCAGTTTGTATATTATGTCTTGGACAATAAATTAAACTTGTGGAAGAAGCTCCTACTACCGAGATTGTTTTTTTAGTATCAGAAGCCTCAATAGTATAATTTGGTAAACCAGTAGAAGTTACATAAAAATTTTGTTCTTTAAAATCAATATAGGTATTTTGTACTCCGGATGGGATAATATTAATATATGAATAATCATTGGAAAAATGACTAGATTTTATGATTAAAGTTTTTAATATTTTAGAATCCAAAACATTAAAAGTAGACCCAGTAACTTGAACTAGAATTCTATTAGTATACTTTTTAATTGTATCTCCAGCTGGATACTCTACATCTAGAATGGTAGCATCAGAAATATTTCCTAAGATATCTTCCAGTTTTATAGTCTGTTCTTTATAAAAAGAAACCTCATCATATAATATTATCCTATACTTATCGGAATCTACCTGAGATACATTTTTTATATTGTGATTTGTTGGAACATTGTATATCCAGCTACTAAATTGATAGCTAGAAGACATATCCTTACCAAAACCTGATAGTCTTATCTTATCACCTACTTTTAAATTGGAAGTTTCTGAGAAATCTATAGAATCAATTACATTGATAACTCTAAAATCTACTTTAGATGTATTACCAACACCAATGTAACTGTAAGCAAATTTCTCTTCTACAATATCCAAAGAAAAGTCAAGAGGCTTAGTAACTCCACTAACTCCTAAAAATTGATTGCTACTCTTATCAGAGTAAGTAATTTCTATATAATTAGAATCTTTTGGTTTTACTAAAAGTTTTCCAGATTTAGAAAATCCAATAGTAGAGTCTACAAGAATACTATTTGAACCTGCAGGAGTATATTCTAATACTTTAGTTTTACCAGAAACTTGAAATACTCCACTAAAAGAAGTAGAGTCTAAAGATATTTCATAAAATAGTTTATTTCCTATAGGTCTATATTCTACGTTATAAATCGAAGCACTAACTGTACCTATACCAGGAAGATTTTGGTATAAAAAATTTCCTTTTGTTTCTGTTGGATCTCCTCCAGAAATTTTTTCTACTAAAATATTTTTTGTTACAAAATAGCTATTAGATGAAGGTACTAGTGTATAATCTTGTGGTTTAATTATTTGAATATCTTTACCATATAAAATTTTGAATAAAATTTCATATGATGAATTTGTTCCTTTGGATCTATAAAAATCTTTAATTCTTGTTAAAATATTTTCTGAGGAAATTCCTTCAGAAAAAGATCTTGATTCAAATCCAGGTACAAATTCATATTTAAACTTTTCAAAGAATTCTACTAAAAATAAATTACTTAAATTATATACAATAGAGTTATCTTCGTGTTCTTCTGCTTCTGTTTTCTGAAATTGTAAAAACTCTGAATTTTGTGTGGATTTTATTTGATCTATTCCACTAAATCCTCTTATACATCCGATAAAAGATGTGGCAGTTTTTTCAGTATAAGTTATAATTTCATCATCTATCTTTAATAGTCCATATTTTTCTGGCCAAGAATCAGTACTATCGACATTAATGGTACTATCTGACGCATAAATGTACCCATTTAAAGTCGTTGACTGAACTAAATCATTATTATTAAAAGCCTCTACACTTTTATAAAACTTTATGTTATCAACTAAATCTATAGCACCAGACTTATGATCTAAAGAATTATAGTAAGACTTCAAAAAAACTTTAAATAAAGGAGATTCCTCATTTAAAAACTCTGGAATCTGAGATTCCACGATGTCGTTGATTCTAACTCTCTTGATATCTGTCATTTTATCTAGTGTACTTTCCGTTTAAATAACTTGAAGTCGGTGTAAACAATGTAGCTGCTGTATTTTCACCTGATGTAATAATATCTTCTATAGTATTTACCACAGAATTTTGAACATCAATTTGTAAGTAAAGATCTTTTAATCCAATAATATCATTTGATTCTGGAACTGCCTGAACCTCAATAAATCCATTTTGAAGAGAAGATCCAGTTATATTTACAACGTCCAATAATATTTCTCCACTCTTATAATTTATTGTTCCAGCATTGGCTTTAATTATTACAGGAACATTATTTTCCACTTTAAAGAAGAAAATTCTTCCACTAATATCATCAATCTGGGTATCCCCCATATATAGAGTTTCATCAACTCCACTTATAGTAAATCCAGTAGATTTTACTGAATAACCGCCTCGTTTGATGTGAACTCTATTACCAAAACAAACTTCATACGTTGCAAAAGTATTATAAGCAGGAGTAAAATCTCTCCTCATTCTAACTTTAGTAATGTTGGAAGTGATTGCTTGATCAGTTCCATCAATCAAAGTATTGATTTTACTGAATTTAAATCTTCCACCAAAACTATTTACATCACTAGATCTAGCATATGATGTAAGAGTATTTAATACTTTAGTGCGTAATCCATCTGCACTTGATACTTGGTTTACATTGTAATAAACTGTAGTATCAAGTTCAATATACAGATATGAAAGGTCTATTATTTCTGGTCTGATTCCTGCAATAGAATATTGTTTTAAATTTCTTAAAATATCTTCTTTTGTAATTTGCGATAGAAAAGTACCATTTCTAGGTTTAATAGAAATAAAAACTTTTCCATATTCTGGAGGATCTAATTCTTCACCACCATATGCAGTAACAGATTCCACATTACTGTATACATAAGGAACTAATCCTTTGAAATCATTTGCAGTAACTGCACGGAACTGGGATGCATAAACTCTTGGCGCTAGGTACTTGATAGAGTCTACACTTTCTATTTCATCGCCGTTTTGGGACGCAGAAAGTGTTCTGAGTAGGGAGATGCCAGTTGATACTGCAGCCTGGTTATTATCCCTTAGAACCCCTGCAAAAGTAAAATTAGAAGCACTGTTACCTAAACTACCATTAGTCACAATGTAGGTCACTATAATGTCACTACCGGATGCAGGTTTTTTTCCTAAGATACCGTCACCAAAACGAATTTCATATTTTTGGTCAGCTACTTCTTCAATAAGAAACATTCTTGTATCTGGACCAACATTCAGAATATCAGTATAAAGAGTATATTGTTCTGTTACTGAGTTTCTTACTGATACCCTAATTGTTGTAGTATCAATATTTACATTAGGTAAAATAAATCTTTGATTTTTCTGGGATGAATCTACTGTAAAAGTACTTGTTAAATAAACCCCTTCATAGATTTCTAGGTTCTCAAATGTAGCAATACCGTTATTATCAACTGGAGTTGTTACATCCTCTGGAATAGAAAAAATATAATTACCATCTCTTACAGCTCCAAGTGCTACTTGACCTGCTTGAATCTTTAAAGTTCTAGCCGCACTTGATGTAGTTAAGTCAACATTAAAACTTATTCTAGCTTTTGCAGATCTTCTCGATCTTGGTGTATATCCAATGTTACGTGCAAGAGAAACAATATTTTCTCTTAGTGTTGCACTGTCCAAAAATACTTCATTAACCGCCATGTTTGTATTAAAGGCGGTAACGTAGCTATTATATGCGAGTAAATCAATCAGCGTAGAAAAATTAGACCCTTCAAAATCAAAATCAGTAAAATCACTGTTGGATCTAAGGTAATCTTTAATTTGTGTTCTTAGATCATTAAAATCTAAGTTGGTAAACTGATTGAATGACATTAGACTCTAGTGGGTTGTAAAATAAATTCTATACTTTGTGTTGGTATTGGTAACCCAACTATATCATATGAAATTCTAATATTCAAATCATTCGACTCTTCTGTATATGTAACTAAAACTGTAGATTGATTTATTCTTGGCTCATAATTTTTTAATAGAGTCGAAATTTCAAGTTCAAGTTGGTATGCAACTTCAGGACTTTGGAGTTCAAAAATAGAACTATCAACATTAGTACCCAACAAATCATTAAAAAATCTCTCACCAACTCTAGTTCTAACTAAATTAATGATAGATTTTTTAATCGCATCAGAATCAGTAATTGCAAGAATATCATTTGTCACAGGATTTCTCACAAATGACAGACTAATATCTTTGAATTTGCGAGAAATCCTTACCATTACTTAAACTAAGGGTATTTATTATATCTATAAGACTTTTTTACCACTTTTTACCGTAAGTTGGTTCTGTTCCATACTCCCAATCATCGTAATCTTGGTCATTACGGATCTTCTCATGCAGTTCAGTTTGTTTCTTTAGATCGTGATTGGGTGCAGTATCATGAACGATCTCTTGTAGAACCTTTTTTTCTGTAAGAGGACTATAATCTGTGACGAGTTTAGTAGTTCCCCACGTTTGAAACATGTAATTTTTGTCTCTATCTACTGGAAAATTGGACATTTTTAGCTCCTGATTGTAAAAATCAGAACTTTTTACGGGGTTGCTATCCCGAAATGTCGTCTTCTTTTACTAGTTCGTAGTCATCACCAAGGATTTCCTTCAAATATTCCTCATTCCAGTAATTATAGTACTCTGATTTTGATAATTGTTTACGAATCTTACTTAATTTAATCTTCGATTGACACAAAATTAAATTATATTTTGAATTATTAGTCTTTACGCCATTGATATAAGTATCTTTTGTTGACAAATCTTCAAAGAATTTGTAATAGGTAAACTTTTCGTTGTAAAATTCTACCCATTTTTGAATTTGATCAGGTCTCCAAAAACTTTCTACAATAAAAACGATGACATCATGACCTGGCTCAGGTACGATGTCATCGATAGGAGTCTCTACAATGCTAGTTTTTGAATTAGAAGCGTATGGACAAACGGCGAAACCACCTAATTCTAAACGTTGTTTAGATACTTCAGCGATCCACTCATGAATATACGCTTCTTTTTCGGTCATATCAACCTGCAGCTAGGGGAGAGTTTGGATTTGGCTTTACTTCTGGAGCGGCTTTAACTTGTGAAGCAACATCATAAGAAAAAACATTGGCTTCAGAAGGTGCTTCTGGTTCCGCATTAGGTGATGTTTTTGGATCTGAATCAGCCATCTGTATAATTAGATTAATTTGAATTATTTAGACTTTTCCTTTGGTTGATATCAACCTTTCCCTTGACCACGGTAACGTTTACGTGCCCCATTTCGACTGGTGGCAGCATATTTAGTATGCTTTCCAGTTCCTTGACGACTTTTCTTAGGTGTCGATTCAATGACTACCTTGTTAGACGATGATTTTTTTGTTGCCATTTTGAATACCTCACAATTGTTTTACATACGCGCCAAAAATTGATTTTTTAACGCGCCGAAGATCAGATAATACGAGTCTTCTCGTGTCCAACGCGAATCTTAGGATCGCACCAGATCTCAAAGCCCGCTGCCTTTGCATCAAGACAGAAGGATACGTCTTCTCCACACATATCCTGAACTTCTCCAGAGTCAAACACTTGCATCTTCGGAGCGAACCAAGGATACTCTAGAGACTCAAATACACCCTTCTTAATCAATACCCAACCAAAACCAGTGTAGTCTACTGTGAATGGCTTACGACGCTTACTCATCGTATCACCAGTCTCATGATTCATGACTCCACCATTCTTCTTGAAGTCATCTTCCTCAAGCCAATGAGCAACTGAAGTAGTCTGACCATCTTCAGTCATGTACCAACCAGCCGCAATGTCACGATCCATTGCTACAAGACGATAGAATGCCTCAGTGTTGAATACAATGTCATTATCAATCCACAGTTGATAATCATACTGCAGTCTTCCATCCCAAGGAATCTGCTTTGGTCCACGAAGAACATTTGCACCTAGTACTTTGCAACGTGCAAAGTTAACCATGGAAGAATAGTCCTGTGAAATTTGAATACTTGCACCAGACTGCACAAGATCAAAACACAACTGTACGAAATTCTTCAGAAAAATATATGAACATCCACGTCCAGGAAGACAGAAGATAATCGATTTACCACGAATCATTTCCTTCGCGGCTTCAATATCAAAATCATCCTCGTTTTTCTTTGGAGTCGGAGCGTTTGCTTTAATTGTAAATCCTTTTGACATAAAACTAGAATTGCGACGTAATTATTCTACCACTACAAATCAATTCATGCAATGGTTTCTGGATTATTTAGAACGTATGTAACCTTAGCAAATCTGAGATCTTCTTCAAGATTACAGTATGCTCTGATGATCTCCACCTTATGTTTCAAATCACACTTCGAAACATTCTGTGCAATTACATAACCATCTACAAGTATATTATACACACTCCTCTTCTACTTTTGCAAGCAGGTCCTCAATCTCAGACTTTAGAGAATCATTGATAATTAAAATCTTATCAGTATCCAAACGATGTTGAATACAATCAATAAGTAAATCCTTTTCGTAGTGATCTATTTGTAATTCCATGTATTCTGAATGTTCATCTCAAACATTATATATTCATTTCGTCTTTTTAGACCATAAGATTCTAACACACTCTTGAATACAGATCAAGATATATGTACATTCATCAACAATTGTAATATCTGTACCATACACATTCTCATAAAGATATCGAAGGGGACTTTTCATGATTACTCAAAGTATCTCTAAGAATTTATGAAAGGGGGTTTTGAGTGTTTTTGGCTGGCGAAAAAAATTTTGAGTCGTGTGAAGCTTTATGAGCGCTTTTTGGGGTCGTTATAGATTAGGGTAGTGAGCGTTTTTTGAAATAGGGGGCCACCGCGCCCCGCGCTATAACAAACGGGCGCATAAACAACTGCTCAAAGTGCTCATAAGATCACGAACACCGCTGCTCGTCTACCCTGTATTCGTGTCCCCTCCAAGTGCTCATAAGCCTCAGAGGGGACGCACACTCTACCCCATCAGCCGCTGGTCTTGAAATACGCAGCAGCATTGCCCTCCATCACAGCATTCTGTGCATGTGTGGCATGTCCGCTGTATGCCTGACCCTTACGGTTAGTGTTGGTGCGGACGCCATTCGTGCGGCTCATGAGCAGTTCAGATTTCCGAGCCTTACGGGTGGGGAGCACGGTGTACTTAATCTGCCCTTGAGTATCAGCAATCAGCAGGTCGAGTTTGGTAGCGGTTGCGACGTTAATGGTGCTCATGGTGTTAGTGTGTGGTGAACGGTTAGAATAGACGAAGCTCAGAGTTCTTTGATCACTTCGTCGAGCTCATCGTGGTTAAGCTCAGAGTCGTTCCAGAGTACACCATCAGGGGTGCAGCTCATACCGTAGTGATCAATCATAAGCTCTTGGAACTCGGCATAATCTTCACAACGAAGAGCAATCTTATACAGACTGTACTCATTGCCAATCCACAGAGCAGCATTCCAGGTCTCATAGTTAGCATAACCGTTGTAGGTAGCTTGAGTGGTTTGGGTGGTGCTCATGTGTGTTCCTCTCAACATGGCTAATATACGGGATCTGGCTCCCTCTGGCACATTCTGTGGCCAGTTAGATAAGTGTCCATTGTGTATCTCAGTTGTCAAGGTTCTATGGTAGGCTCATGAGTCTTTGTGGCTTGAGCTTTACTTAAGCCGGCTCAAAGAGCTTAAGCACTCAGCCCCTTTATGCACTCCCACAGAGTTATTATAAGGCCTCAGAGAGCTTATGTCAAGCTCCGAGATGTGGGGGACTTAGAGTGCTCATAAGACTGTGGAAAACTTATAGACTTTTTCCACAAGTGCTGTGGAAAACTATAAGAAACTGTGAGACCTTATGTTGCTCAAACTGTGTGGTCCCGGAGACTTATGTGGGGGGTCTCTTGACATTTATGCGGTCGTGTGATAGCCTGCCCGCTAAGATTACAAGGTCTCAGAGGCTTTTTTATAAGCCATCAGAGGGGCCACAGAGAGAACATAAACGAGAAAGCTTTCACACAAGCTTGATTTTTTTAGCCTTTTTTTAATGGCTTGTTTTCCACAGCTTTTTCCACAAAGGTATCATAAAGCTGTGGAAAACAGTATAAACAATCAGAGATCAATCAAGGATCATAACTCTCAGCATCTATGCCACTAGAGTAATCATCGAAGATCATATCTTCATCATACTGAGCAGCATACTGATCATTGATCTCTTGTTCAAAATCGAACAAACTTTCTTCCCCGTAAGGGTGAGCGGTAGTGAGGTCCATTACTTACTCCTACGAGTGGTATATTCTCCGAGGTTCTCTACATAAACCTCATTGACTGATTCGTTGTTACCGAGTTCGAGAAGTGAAGCCCAATTCCATTCTTTAGGACTTACACAGTTAGATGTATCAACTGTAAAGTCCAAGGTAACTCTGTAACGTGTAACTTTGTTGTTGATGGTTTGCATAAGTGTGTGTCCTTAAGTGTGAATGAAAGTACGTTACTATTTTATACGTTTAGATGTTCAATGTCAAGAGAATTGTCATACTTTGATAACACCTCTTTAATCACCTCACTTGTGAAATAATCCACGATCTCGTTGTAAACTTTTTGTTGTTGTGTGAGTGTTAGATTGTCCACCCAGTTTTCTACTTTGTTTTGCATGATTCTGTGAAGTAATTGGCATAATCGGGGTTTGCGCAGCTATCACGAATCGTTGCGAATGTGAGTAGGATAGCTGGGATGATTGAAGCAACAATCAGATGGTGTTTCTTCATGTGGTTAGAATAGCAATCATCTTCTGGTGATAGATCTCAGAGAGTTCTAGAACATTATTCTTTTGTTGTGAATCGGAGATTTCGTATTGTGTCATCTCTAGAGCAAAGATGATCTGTCTGATTAACTCTGAAAGTTCGAGAAGTTTCTCCGTATCAGTCATACAAAAAGGGGGGGATGTGAGCCCCCTTTATTATACCATCAGAGCTCTACAGCTTCAAGTGTGGGCACTCCGAGAACCTTGGCGATTTGTGGGGACTCGGCATAGGTGTAACCTACAGAGTCTTGTGCGAGCATGTCGAGAACTTGGAGCATTTCAGCGCCGTTGCGAGCAGCGCGAAGTTGAGCGATTGCAGATTGAAGAGTCATGAGAGAAAAGAAGAAAAAGTGTAAGAAATGAACAGTTAATCAGTCTTCAAGATAGCATTCACATTCGCCGTTCACAATGTCATCCAGAAGTTGCAGAAGTTCGTTACCATTAGTAGCAAACTGATCAAGCACAGCGATGAAGAAGTCTTTACGAGTTGCGATCATTTGAGTGTGTTGGTGTTGGTGAGTTTGAGTGTCTTTAGAGCGCATCTCATTCTCTATTTGCGAATGGCGAATCAGCCCTCTAGAAGTTCGGGATAGTATTCTTCACATTCAGTAATCAATTCTTCATCCGAATACTTATCATAATTCTCATCCATCACATCGTAACACATTTGAAGCAAACATTTCAGATCCATACCATCGAGGATTGTCTGAATGAGCTGATCTTGAAGTTCTTGGCGATTCATGAGTTTGTGTTAATTAGTGTGAAAAGTTCAGACGGAAGGAGTAACTTCGATTTCTTTGACATTCAGCCCACAGAGCTGATTGTAGACACGATTGAGAATCAATTTGTCTGCGGATTTGGCCTTGGATTTCTCATACCAAATCGTGACACAGCCATCATAAGTCTCAACACGAACTCGATAGTTTTTCATGATCAAGCAGCGATTGCAGATTCCATGATCACCTCACGGGCTTCCATCAGGGTATAATCATAGTTTGCATCAAGTTCTGCCTCATATGCTTCTGCGGCAGACTTGCAATCGAACAGGCGCAGAGTATCAAACACTTCGCCTTCGTAATCAATTCCAGCGATCACAGCGTAGACTTTCATTCGGTTCGGATTCCTCTCAACATGGCTAGAATACATCAGGTGGCTGGTCTCGGCGGATTTGGTGGACAGCCAGATGACTGTCCCACCTAACCCTAACCGATCAGCATTGAGCAGCGAGAATGTCGCTGTTCAGATTGTTGACACACTGAACACCGCAGTAGTATGCGTCCAACCAGTTATCAAAAGTCTCAACAGTTTGTGTCACAGAGTGACGAGGATTGATCTCCTCACGAATAGAAACTGCGAACACATCCACAGTTCCATTCTCAGCATACTTTCCGGAGTGAGTGATGCTCACATTGGCATTCTCCTTGAAACGATACACCGAACGGGTGTTCATATGATGAGCAGTCAACTCGCTACCGAAGTAGACTTCAGCTTTCCAGCCTTGGGAGAAAAGTGACATTTGAGCGGTTTCGTTCTTCATGTGGCCAATATAGGGCCAAACGGGTCGGTTCGGCGGATTGAGTGGACAGCCATCCAACTGTCCTATTTTTGCTTCAGTCCGCAGTAGCTTGGATCAATCTGGCACATCCGTTCGGCTTGTGCTTCTTGATAAGCATTCACAGTCGCATGAGCAGCAAGACCAGTCTTCAGCCCAAGAGCAAGAGTAGCAATCAGAAGAGCGATTCGCATGTCAGTGAGTGTTAAGAATGTGAACAAAATTAAGAGAGAAGACACACCAACCAGTGGCATCTGTCACCTCTTCAACTAGACAATGTGCGATGGCTTCATCATCATCGTCATCATCAACTTCAACCTCAAAGGTGTTACCAACGACAGAGCTGATAACTTCTAGTTGCTCTTCAATCGTAAAATCTTCATCATCAAAATCAAACTCAACGTCTGTAACTTGAAGAGTTAAAGTTTTCATGATCAGACAAGTTTAGCAGGTGAACCACAGGAGCGGTAGAAAGCTATCATCGACTCTGCTTCAGCGAGAGTCTTGAAGCTTTGAGTCCGCCACTCACAGTTGTTGTAGGGAACTTGATAGGTGATTGTGAACATTTGGGGTTCGGTTGAATCTCTCAACATGGCTAAGATACCAGTTCTGGCTGGGTGCGGCGTATTTAGTGGACAGCCATCAGACTGTCCTATTGTTGCTCATTCCTGCACAAAGTTTGGCACAATGAGTTCACCATCATCGTAAAACTCCTCCAGAAGGTAATCAACTGTGACCTCTAATTGAGCAGCAATGAACTCACACTTCAGATAAAAATCAAGCGGAAGCTCGTAGTATTCAGTTTCAACCATTGTAGAATCTTTAGCCATAATTTGTTACCAGTTAATCAGTGTGGCTGTGTTGCCAAGTTTGTTTTGCTCATCGACAATCTCCATTGCATGAGCATAAGTTTTGACCGAGATGTAGCGGGCTTTTCCTCTAGTTTCAGGGAACAAGCCGAGGCGGTCAATGATGCGAACTGTGTTGGTGTGCTTCATCGTAATCAATCAGCTGTGGATTGAATGAAGTCACCAGTGGAGTGCAGAATGCTCCCAGTGGTGTAGCGAACTGATGGAAAGATCAGAAACGCTATCACAAAGATCAGGCCAATTGTTTTCATTTTGTTTGGTGACTTGAATGTTAGCGTTTTGGTTCTAGCCATCAGTTCAGACGCATACCCGAGAAGAAAGGAACCTTAGCTCCGTTGATGGTGATGAACCACTGGCCTTTCTGTTGGAAGACACGCTCACCAGGGCAGCCGTGTGCAGAGAGAATAGCATTCAGACGGGACTTGGTGGTAGCAGTCTGCCAGCCACCGTCAAACAGTTCCATCCAAGTTTCACCGATACGAGCAATCAGGTTGCCATGCAGGTAGACATCAGAAACGTTGGAGCAGCTGATTACTTCAGTGTTGTCCAGCTTCCAGTCGATTTCTTTCTGGATGGCCTGGTTCATCAGAGTTTCGATCTTACGCATGGTTTGAGCGGAGAATGGTTTGGTGGGGGGAGGTCGTTCCCTCTCCCTCATGTGGCCAATATAGGGCCTAACGGGCCCTCTCGGCGGGATCAGTGGACAGCCACCCGATTGTCACACACCGGCCAGGTTTGGTAGGATCTGACCCAGCCCCCAGCCAGTCTCAAGTCGCAAGCGGTGAGACTCATGGCCACCACTACGGCAGAAACCGGAAAAAGCGTTAAAACTGGCTGCATGGTAGGTTGGATCACTCCATGCAGCCAGAATTAAATCAATTTAATTGTTCGCTCAAATCAAAGGCAGCCGTTCTCGTCGAGCACACCCCAGTTCAGAGAGTCGCCATAGAAACCGATGTAACGATTGCCTACACTCAGACCCACAATCTCATCACCAGGAGCAGCAATCATGTTGATGTTGAAGTAGAAGTAGTCAGCAATCGTGTCGGGAGTTTTGAATCGCATCGTCTGCAGCTTCTCGAAGATGATAGTAGCGATTGCGGCAATCCACACCACAATAGTTTCAACAATGTCCATGTATTTGTGGAAGTGTTTGCTGTAATCAATCTCTTGCAGTTTCATGATCAGATCGTCAGCGGGAGGGAAAGCTTTGGTCAGTTCCATTGTTTTGTGTGTGTTGTGTTTGTGTTAATCAGACTTCCTGATAGTCGCAGAGTTCAGCAGCGATGTTCTCTAGCCGCTGAAGCGTCATCTCAGTAATCATATGACGTTTGATGTCACCTTGCTTGGTGAAGAGTTGGTTGCTCCAATACGCACCAGCTTTGGGATCGTTGTCATTGATGTACTCAAAGCAGTCAGCAATGAGCAATTCAAGAGTGTTCAGATTCATGATCAGTTAAACCAGTGAGCTAGGTTTGCAAGTTCAGCTGCGACATCTTGGATGTTATCCTCAGTCAGAGCTTTGAGGCAGTTCTCTATGTCTTCGTCGGGAACATAGAACAGGTTGCCATTGATCTCGGCCGACATTTCATCGGCGAGATCCATACAACGTTGACGGAGATCGTTCATCATTTCAGGCAGCTTCCATGTAATAGTAATACTCTTCTTCAGACATTTCACAGACTCTCTGAAACTCAGCTCGTTCTTCTGCTGTCATCGGACGGTCGAAGATCTCACCAGGAGCATCAGCAATCTCGGACCAGAGTTCGTCAAACATTGGGGAGCGATTCCTCTCAACATGGCCAAGATACAGGTTCTGGCTGCACTCGGCAGCTTTAGTGTGCAGCCAGTGAATTGGCCTACCAGTCTCGATTTGATTGCTCAAACCGCTTACGATCTAGAGCATCTTCATACTCATCGGCAGTCAGATAATCCTCCCAGCATCCGCTATCATCATAGCTGCGGTTGGAATACTCCCAAGAGTAAGACTGACCTTCATAGAAGTGAACGACCATGATAATTTCAGAGAGTTTGGATAGGTTGAGCTTCTTTGATCTGGCTGTTGTAATACTTTGTGATCAGATCATTACACAAAGGCAGCCATTCTTCATCAACATTACAGTTCCCACAATCTCGTGCTTGGAACAGCAAACGTAAGAGACAAGTTTCCTCATCTTTGGTGAACTTAACTCGGTTGAAAGTGTAACCAGTGTGCTCAGTCATTTTCGATAAGATTGCGAGCCTTGAGTTCTTCTTCGATCAGATCAAATACCTCAGTGTAAATGTGATCATAGTCCTCAATCTCATTGAGAATGTCGGAAGCAATTTGACGTTCTACAGGCATTTGATCTCCGTCACCTTCATCCCAAATGAATACATCTGCATTGGTAAAGATAAATGCAGCAGCAGGAGCATCTTCTCCCTGTTGTTCAATCAAACGCTGCACACGATCACGGAGATGTGCGAGAGTGTTGTTAGCAGCCATGATCAAAGATCTCCGAAGTTGTTGACAATAAAATCTTCAAGATTTGCTTCTTCAAAAGCATTTAGCCCCATCACATATTCCTCAATGATCATATCGAGGAGTTCAGAATCTTTGCGGCATTCTTCTTGCAGAATGTCGATCATTTCCATTTGTTTGTTCATCAGATCAGAATGAGTTTAGGTGCAGGTTGAACAGAATAGGTGCCAAGTCTGTCGCAGGAAATACTCACAGCATGATCAGGTGCTCCGCACTCATCAACAATCTCCCACGAATCTTCACAATCTTCGATCACAACATAACCGAAAGTTCCTGCAATCGAGAGAGACTTGAGACCCCACTTTTCTGCTTGTGATTGACGATCCCAGAAAGTACGCTCATTCCAGAATTGTGCAGGATCATCATTGCGAGGACCGAAAGTGATACAAATGAATTGACTCATTGCGTTTGTTTGTCTCAACATGGCTAAGATACAGGGCCCTGAGCCCCTTTGGCGGATTTGGTGGACAGCCCGCCAACTGGCACATACTTAGTCAGGAAACTCTAAGCCGTATTCTGAAATGAGGATGTCCCGCACAAGCTCACGATCAATGCTATCACCCACAAAGTCTTTATCTGTTGCGGTGAGCTCACGAATGAGAATCTTAGTTGCTGATTCAATCTCATCTAAAGTTGCGCCCATGGGATACACACCACCACGACCATAGAAGGCATAAACATAACGGTAAAACTCAGCTAGGGTTGCGTACATCATCAGAAACGAATTACAGGATGGTCAGGATCAAGAACATCACATTCTCCGGTAGTAAATACCAACTCAACTTTGAGTTGATAATACTCATCGGTGCCTTCATCATAGATAGCAACATCAGAGTTGAGCTGATCTTCGGTGAGTTGTTGAAGCTGTTGCAGGAGTTCTTTGTAAGTCATTCCGAATCAGTTAGTGTAGACAACATCAGCATAACCTTCCCCCAGCATAACCTCAGCGTATTGTTGGGGATGTAGCTGATAGTAACCACTATTCAGTTCAACCCAGAAGGCGGGCATTTCATTCTCATTCCACCAGTAAAGAGCATCCTTGAAACTATCAACACCAATGTTAAGCTTGGTGAAAAAAGGAATGTGCATGATCAGTAGTGTGCCTCAGACCAGTCAAGTTTGTCGCTGTACTTTGCGATGCCATCGTAACAACGAGCTGACATCAGATCATCACCATCAGCAACATAACCTTTCAGAAACTCGAAGCAGTATTTGATACGCAGCTCAGGAGCAACTGCAGCGAGTTGTTGTTGACGACGCTCGTAAGCTGCATTGTAAGCAAACATCTCACGATCTTCGACGCTCATGTTGTGAAACTTGCGGTCAGTCATCAGTGATTCCTCTCAACATGGCTAAGATACAGGGCCACAGCCCCCTTCGGCACGATCAGTGGACAGCCCGCAGACTGTCACATTGCTACATCAGAAAGGCAGATCGCTGCGTTTGACTCTATCTCGCAGGGCTCTGTGCCTTTGATCGTGTCTCTCTGCAGCCTCATCATCACCTTCTTGTGATGCTTTCTTCGATGACTTTTTAGCCGCAGTCATTTGTTTTTTGATCCTACTTTCTTTCTCTTTACTCATTCCCTTATAGGCCATTTCAGCAACGAACTCTTGAAAGGTTTTCATCTTGAATCTAATTTTTAATTATTTAGATTCGGGTCGGTTCAAGTTAGTTAATTGTCGTTCCATTTCTACTTTGAGAGGAATTAAATGCGACACCATAAAGTGCTCATACTCATTCTCTTTCATCAGGTTGGTGATGTTATCAATTTGCATCAATGCGAGAATGAGTTTAGTTTTGTCGTTCATGATTCACTCAACAATGGTGTCAACATTAGGATCAAAAGTTACTTCATGAATCACATCAAAATCATCAGTCATCTTGACATAATTCCAGAGAGTGTCAGTATCATCATCCACATTTTCCTGGTAAAGATGAATGAAACCTTCGGAATCTTGTTTTACATAACAACCATCATAATTCTCATCATCGAATACATAACCCGATGCAATCAGTGCGTCAACGAAAGTCATGAGGTTTGTGTGTTTGTCTCAACATAGCTAAGATACATCCTCATGGCCACCTTTGGTTGAATTGGTGTGCGGTTTGGGGATTGTCACACTCTGGCTCGGTTTGCCTCTGATCTGTCCAACCCTCAAAGCGTCGCACCGATCTCTCTTTGAGATCCCTGTCGTGGCAAGGGATCTGAGTTTGAGCAAACAATGATTTTTCTGCAATTTTACCCCAGTAGGGGATTAGGTCATCCCCTGCAATCAGATTCATCAAAAATGAATTGTTGTAACTAACCGATCACCCTAAAACATACAACTGCGTTACCTTGTGAAGGTGAAGCAATTCTCCTAAAAGCCCCATACGAAAGATCAATATCCGCATGGCTGTACGGTCCACGATCATTCACAGTCACGATAACTTGTTTCATGTTATCCTGATTTGTGATGCGTAATTTGCTGCCCATTCTCAAGTATGGATGAGCAGCAGTCAGACCATAGGCATTGAATGATTTTCCGCTTGCAGTTGTTTGGCCGTGGAATCCATCACCAACACCATAAAATGTTGCGATTCCACACATCAATCCAGCGAGGATCATTGTTTATCGCCTTCTTTTACAATCTCTTTGACGAGCTCATCAATTTGTTTTTGACTACGCCAATTCGTGATAATGTCAGCAATACAGTAACCAAAGGCAAACCATGCAACAAATATAGTCAAGGATGTGAACATAATTATTCTCCTAAAGATTTAAGTGGATTTGCTTCTACAGATCGGATTTTACCTATGCGATCTTGACATAAAATCTTGTCGCATAAAGTTCCCGCTGAGGCATTAGATGCTATAATTTTTTCTTCAAAGTTGTTGTCTGTGAACTCAATCAATACTTTATAGATCATACGGATTGAATGGTGATAACATCTAGAGTTTCCTGAGTGAGAGCAACTTCATCAGGATGATTTGTCTCTCCCAAATATGCACTCAAGAGATCATAAATTAAGCCCATCTGTTCATGTGTGAACAGGAATTGTTGTTCAGGACGCAGAATAGATACTGACATTGTTCAGGCAGAAACAGTGGTGTAAAGTGTGCCAGTGGTGTTGTAGTAGAGGTCAACATCACACTGGTATTCTTCACTCAAATTGTATGCGATGTCGTATGCTCTGTCTAGATCAGTGGTGTGATTCTCCCAGGGAGCAGCAGGACAACGGATGTCGATTCGCATTTGATTCATCTCTCAACATGGCCAAGATACAGGATCTGGCTGCGGTTGGCGGGTTTGGTGTCCAGTCCGCCAACCGTCACACTAGGTCAGTTATTGCTCTTTGCAGAGCCCAAAATGGCCTGAATGAGAAAGACAATAGCGAAACATTGCCAGAAGGTGAGTTGAACTGCAAACCAAGATAGAATCAGTCCAAGCAACCAAGCTTCAAAACTGAGAAAGAGAAACACGATTGCAAGGATACCTACAAAGATTCCCAGAAGCTCTGCAAGAGACATGTTATTGAAGTTGTACTTTTTTCTCATCACCATGTACCTCGTTGAATGTGGATTTTGCGGATTTCTTGATGTAGGAAAAGACGAAGTTTATCATCGTCAGTGTTATCAAATGCGTACCAAAGTCGTGCAAGATATTCATCTTGTGTCGCACACTTGACGACTTCAACTTTAGTAATACCTAGATCATTTATGGGAGATCCACTAACAACTTTGTTTCGTCCAAAGTTACCAGAAACACGCCCAGTTGTCCTCAGTTTGGGACGGATCTTAGAGAGATTTGAGTTAGTCATTCTTCATCCTCATCAAAAATAGAATCTTCCCAACCATCAAAACCATTGTCAGGTTCTCTATCACCTAGAATCTGTTGGGCATACGTTAGAGTTCCACGATCAAAGTAACCATCACGGAAGTCATCAGTTTGACCTCTCCACTTATACCAAGAGAGGATAGCATGTCCTACATCATATGTTTGAATGACAGAAACATTTTGTTGATTGTTACTCCACACTGTGTTCTCTTCTGCTCTCTCACGCAGAGCATTGAGAGTAGCACAATTCCAGTTATTTTCTAGAAAGTTGCCATTCTCATCAAAACCACATTTGGGATCATCACCTTCCCAATCTTTTACACGTTCTTGACAACGAGGACATTGATAGTTCATTTCAGTTCTTCCAAAGCATCAATGAAGTGTTGAATACAATCCCTAGGAATGTGAATGGTTTGAAATGTAGGACCATTACTATCTTGCACATTTACAGTTCCATAATCATCGGTTGTAAATACATACTCCCAACCATCTTGATCATTGTGGATTCTAATTTCTTTTGAAATTGTGTAGGTCATTCCGATTCAAGTTCCTCCAAAAACTTTGTGTAGACATCAATCGCAGCTTGATTGCAGTTGTCTTCCTTCATCCGATAGATGTAGTATTCAACAGCTTCAATCGTCATCTGCTTTTTCAACTTATCCCAAGTCATAAAGTTAGTCATCTTTAATACCCGAAATCGTACTCAAAGTTAGCAGCAGACTCAATAGCCCTTAGGATACCAGTGTAGTCATTCTTTTCGTCCCAACTAAACTCATAAGTTTGTTGTTCAAGACAATAAAGAATCAAATTGATCTGATAGTCGGTGAGTTCAACCTTCATACTTCAGCTCCGAACATTTCTTGATACAACCAACCTTCAGGTTTGTCCAGGTTTGCTTCACATTCCTTGAGGAACATGATCTCCTTACGATAGAACTCTACCGAAGCTTTTGCTTTGAGATAGTTGTTGCGAGTCTCATACAGTGCCTGTTGGATTTCAAGACGAGTCATGGGTGAACCTCTCAACATAGCTAAGATACGATGCCAGGAACGATCCTGGCGCCTCTGGTGGACAGCCAGGCAACTGTCCCTACCAACCTTTTGGTTTGGTGAAGTTAAAGTAAGAGAACATACGACGGTTGACTAACTTGAAAGTCCCATAATCATTAGAGTGAACATAACCTTCATGGCCAGACGCAACATAATCCACACCGAGATCAATCACTGCATCAACTTGATCACCAGTGACGGTGATTCCTTCTACAATCAAATCCTTGGCTTTGGTCAACAGGTTGAACAACAGGAGAAGATTGCCGTCAATACAATCAACAGGAACATTCTCTCGGATGCACTTATTGATCGCAACTTTGAGATTTGCTACTTCTTTTTCTTCAGGGTATCTAACAAAATTGCTAACCAAACTTGCAAGGCCAAGAAGGTAATCAATCCTACGACGACGGGAGGTAAATTGTGCATCACCATTCACAAAGTAAGTTGACATAAAGTTGTGTTTGAGATACTCAGGAACATCAAAAGATGCACTCAGTTTGTTGAGCGGGTTCTCCGAACCTTCAACGCATGACGTATCTCCAGAATACCGTGTATGAGCAGCAAAGACCACAGAACAATTACGAAAAGAATCGCTATCGGTATTGAAGGTATAAGTGATAGTATTAGGGGTGAATCGGTTAGTACCACCAAACCCAATAAAATCACCTTGGTAAACACCCTCCAACTTAGGCAATACTTCAAGGCAAGTGTGAAGTATTCCTGCAACTTTGGAATTATTACCGTGATTCTTTTCGATGTCAGCGTGAGTATAATTAACCTTAACTTTCTTCTTATTGAATACACTTTTCGTCCCTACAAAGAATTGATTAGTGACAGGATGCGTCCCAAACACAATGGCAGGAGCACCATCATACTTCACACTACAATCACCTTTGCAGTTACGCAGATAGTTGATAGTATCCTGCACAGCCTTCTTACCGAGAAGTACAGAATCTTCGGGATGTTCGAGGTGAGTGTTCTTCATGTAGCCACAATACATGCAAAAAGGGGCTCTGTAAAGAGCCCCTGTGACAGTTCTCAAAGCGTCACATACTATTCTACTTTATCCAGAAACTCTATTACATCTTTTAATTGTTGATTTTCCTTTGAGGATGGATTATCCAACATCTCACTCATAATGACCTTAAGAGCATCACTTTTTTGTTGTCTTAATCTTTTTTGTCTTTCCGGATCTTGGAATCTAGGATCTAACATAGAAACTCAAAAACTAACAACAATTATGTATCTGATCTGTATCCTGGTTCTATACCATCAAGTTTTTTGTATGGAAAAACTTTTCTTAGAATAGAATCACAATCCCAGTACAATTTACTTCCTGTTGTACTTTTGTTCATTTGATAAAATCTTACTGCATCATTGATGATGCCACATTCGTGCTCAGTAAAGTTTATCATGTCGTAAAACTTTCTACAACGCAAGAATCTAGACCATCTTCTGCAAGAGCAAAAGTACGGGAATTAAGAATGTTTTCTCGAAGTTTATTGTAATATGGCTGATTGAAATTGCCATCATCTTCAGCAACAATCATCTCAAAACATTCATCATCGTCGGTAGCAACTACATTCCAAAGCCCACCATACTCACTAGAGGGAAAGGGAACATAATGATCAACGATGTAAAGAAATTTTTGTGTCATTGTAAGTTGTGAATTACTTTTATAGTGTAAGGGTTTTGTCCGTATTTGTCAATGGTCAAAGACAATACTTTTTGAGAATACGAAGAACTTCTCTCGGTTGTTCTTGAACCGCAAAAGCTTCTTTTTCTACATCATTCCTAAATCCAAGAGGATAAAATAAACCATCTTTAGATTTACATAGTTGTGCTACATGAAGAGCTTCATGAGCTAATGTGCGATTCACTTCTCCAATCCAATCAGTATAGTTCTGTTGCATGGCCTCAACACACAACAAGAATTGTGTGCGATCAGAACTATTACGAGAATCTTTGGTACTCATAACAAAGCCATCATACTGTTTACTATCACAGATAGGATGGTTGTCAACAATGATTTGAATGTTGACTCTATTTAATACGTCAAGAATTTCTTGATGCGTTGGAGTAATGTAATCCATCACCAACCTCTGTCACTAATCCAGAAGCCGAGTTGCATACCACCCCAGCCAATGAGTCCACCAATAACTAGAGCGATGATACCAGAAGGAAGACTAAACAACCCAATAAGTGCGATAAATGCACCAATACAAATGCCCGCAGTTCCTACAATCGTACTCAAATTAAAATCATCAGGATCAGAACTACGATTATCTGATTGACTGGATGTAGAGTAAGTCTCAGGTTCTTCGTATTCCTTTTTCTCGAAAACAGGAGAAATGCAAACTACTTTGAATCCTTTAAGATCCCTATACATTGACTCAACTTGTTCTCGAGCCGTGTTCAAAGTCAGTGCGTCAACTGTAGTAGAGCGAACACCCTGAGTTGGAGAGGTCCAATCAACTTTGTACTTCATAATACTTTGTGGAGGGAAATAAACAAATAGGAATCTGGATCTTCTTCATCTACAATAATTTCACTGTAGATGGACATTGCATCTTTTTCTCTACCTTCAGATGCAAGATCACTACATCTCGATTCATGGTAGTTTTCAAGATACCTGATAAGTTCTTTCTTACTTTTAATCATGCAAATGCAGCTTCAAGTGGAGTTATTTTGATAGGCATAGCCGTATATGGGGTAGTATTTTCAATCTCAACTACACTTCCCACTGTCTGACTATTAACTGGTGCGTGGAATTGTCTGGTTTTTGTATTGTAGAATCCCCAGATGGTTTTAACTGGTTTTCCAAGATTAAAGTCATACTTCCTATGATGATGTAACCAGATAGCAGTAACATTTCTCTTGAAATCTTTTTCTTGTTCATAATGATAACCATTAGGAGCTTTATGAAAAAGTTCGACTGTCACTTTTCAACTTTCCAGTGTTCGTTACCTTTATTCGGAACCCAGAAACAGTATTGACCATTCATCGAAACTAGAAACAAATGTGGAACTCCATCAATAGTCTTCTCTTGTTCAACAGTACAGGTATGAAACTGATCCATAATGTTATGGAATCGGTTTTTAGCCTTACTAGAGAGAGGAGTAACACAAACTCGTTTCATTTTAGTTTTTGTGGTCATAATTCAAGAATTGATTGTGCAGTAACAGTTTCGTCAAGTAGAACTTCTTCAAAATCTCTTGTCATAATAAGATGATCCCACTTAGTATCATCTTCTGGATTTTGAGAGTAAAACTCAACACCAGTTTCTAAGGATTTGAAGAAACAACCTATGGGGATTTGACTTTTTCGTAAGACACGTTTTGATAGAACATTCCCCTTTGCATTGTATGCAAATCCCAAAGATAAGAGTTTTTCTTCGATAGACATTTTTCTGAACTATAGCTAGAGTAGTGCATCCATCAATGGATTTGGATGAAGAGTGTACGGTTTCTTGACTGTCACACTCTTAGATTTAGGAGACTTGGTAGAACCCTTGGTGGCCTTTGGCTTTGGTCCCTGAGACCCCTTGCGGCCACTAGACGTTTTCGCCTTTTTTTGTGATTTTGGTGGTGCAGGGGTCTTAGTACCCTTCTTCAGAGTCCGATGCGAGTTTTTTAATTGTTCAAGCCGAATCTCTGCAAGTTGTCTTGTTTTGACTACTTCAAGTTGTTGGCCATCTGCAATGATCATGTATTCTTTTCCAAATGGAATAGCAGCAAATTGGAAGTCTGGAGTGGTAAATCCAGTAGGGCCATTGTCGGGATCAAGAATACTTGTGTTGGGGTACATCATCTCAAACTGATTGTAGATTAAAAGATACGATTAGTCTATTCTCATCAGACAAATTAGGTTCAGTAAAGTGACTGATATATGATGGAAAAAATATAATTGAGCCTTCATCAACTTCTGGAGTATAAGTTAGTTGAAGACCAGTTAAAAAGTTTGGAAAAGGAGACATAAAATGTGTGGGTTTATGTTCATCACTATTGTATTTGATGTAACACACCGAACTGTATCCCGTACATCCATGATTGTGCATTGAGTGATAAGCATGTTTATCAGTCAATTCAAACCATGCACAGGCTAATTTGAATCGAGATTGAACTTTACCACAAAACAAATTGATCTCATCAGTAAAAATTTCGGAAATACTTTCTATCATAGAAAGTGAATCCTTATGATAATTTGTAATCACACTGTCATCATCTTTTCTTTCTAAGTTTCTATCAATCCTGTTATACAATTCCATCAAAGAAGTTTTTTTATTCTTCCAATCTCTCACTGCGTAGTGATAAATTGGTGCATAAAACATGTAATCATTATAGTCTGCGGTCATGTCCAAGAAAAGCTCAGGGTAACTCTAGGTTCAAAAACAATGGGGTTATGATAGATTCCTTTCGGAATGTGGAGTGCATCTCCTGGATTAAGTTCTACCCTAGATCCACAATCAAAATCGTAATAGATTCTCCCTATGGATTGAACAATTACTACATCCATTGTATCACAATGTCTACCAAAAGTCTTGGCATTTCTACCAAGAGAAGTATAAATGTGAAGAACTTCAATATTTAGATCTTGCTGGACTTCGTTAAATGCAGATGAAATAGATCCTGGATAATAGTCTTCATGTAAGATAATTGTTGGAGCGATTCCATAGTCTACAATCAATTTGTGTGATTGATTGTAGATCTCCACATCCATTTTATTGATTACATCTTCCCAAGTTACATTTTTACATAGTTGGTACTTATCTGGTATAAACTTGTAGTTCATTACGTTACTAGATACTTTTTCTCATATTCTAACAGATCTTCAGGAATCTCCAGAATGTTGGAATCAATTGGATCGGAGTTTTTCCACCTAGTTTTACCCTCTTGTCTCTGATACAATCTGATACCAAGATGGTTGTACTTGAGATTGGTAGGTACAAGAACCTTATAATCTTCTTTGTCAGGTGCAGTCAAGAATGACAGAGATTCATTCTCCTTTTTGGTCACAACAATTTGTTGTGTGCAGACCAGAAAGATCTTCTTGAACTCTTCATAATCCTCTAGATATTTGTCTCGATTCTCCATAATCATTCGACCAACAAATTGTGGAGAGTGGTAGTGATCCAGAGTATTTAGCCTGTATTGTTTGGAGAGTTGATTCTCCAAAGCTTGTTCACTGATCAGGTTCGTAGGGTTGGGATTTCCTGCATCAAAAACCCCGTAGTAAAAATCACGGGAGATCTTTCGTTTGTCATCGAAAGATCGTTCCCAGTTGTGTGCATTGGCCCTCATATTGTTGAAGGTGCCTTCAGCGTAGACTTCCCACTTTTCCATCATCGTTTTACGACAGAAATAGCGGGCATTCCTTTTTGGAAGATCGTATCCACCACAGCTTGGATCTTCTGGTGAGTAGAGATCCCAACTTTGTTGAAGACAGGAACAACAACTAGACCGAAAGATTTGGTATAGTTGTCAACATCACCAGGGACAAGTTCACCACTATGGATGCGAGCTGCATCATCATGGTGCATCCGAATCACACGGCCGATGGTTTGGGAGATACCAATGTAGTCCATCGAACGCATAAAGATGACACCTTCCAGACCTGACACATTGATACCCTCAGAAAGGATGGAGTGGTGGAGAACAACGAACTTCTTAGAGTCATCCTTACCCCATGCAGAGAGAGTATCAAAGAACACCTCACGATTCACCTTCTTACCATCAATAATTGCACCAGTCTTTGCGGTGATGTAGAGGTAAGAGAATCCGCGATCTTGCAGTTGTTGAATGAAGTCAGTCTCAGACATCAGTGCAGAGATCTGTTTGGTAGCTTTCGCACAGATCAACACTTTACCCTTACCACATTCATCCAGAGTCTCAATCAGATTCTCACAGTCACGATCTGCAGGAATCTTACCAGACTTTACCATCGGAAGTTGTTTTGCGATAACTTTCGGAGGCAGGATGTAACCACCTTCGACAAGTTCAGGTGCAGGAACATTACAAATGACTTGGCCATAAACTTCTACATCATTCATCCCAGGCTTACCAACTGCGAGTGAATGTTTGGGAGTCGCAGTGAAGAAGTAACAACGGTCAGCTTCCTGACTGAAGTATTCAGTTGCAGGGAAGAAGTTGCGTTTGACGGAGTTGTGAGCTTCGTCAAAGTAAATGGTGTCAACCTTGATGCGAGATTGTTGCAACCTCTCCAGAGAGTTGTAAGTGGTGAAGATTAGTTTGTGACCACGAGTATTCACCCACCAGTTAGAAATCTCTTGGGGTTTGGTAGTCGAAAAGTGATGAGTTTCACCACTGTGAACGTGCATCACACTTGCGTTGGTGATAAACTCCAGAAACTCGGAACAAAGTTGTTCTGCGAGAAGAATACGAGGAGCAACAACAACAATCGTTTTTTCAGTTTGTGATTGCATTTCGATCATTTCTGTTCCTGGAATTGAATCATTGCGTCTTTGATCATCTTCATTGTTTTACCACCACCAGTGGGAACAATGATTTGACCCTTTTTATGCAGTTGCATTACCTCAACTGCACGTTCTTGGTGTGGTCGGAGATTCATTGAATTGCGTTTCAACATAGCTAGAATACCCTCTTACCCGTTGCGGGGCAAGAGGGCCATTGATCAGAGATCCTTATGGATTAGATAAGTTCTCAAAGAGAGGGAACTTCTACGAGTTGAGCACCTTTACGGAGATTTGCATTTGCAAATACCAGTTGTGCATTTTCAACTGTAGTTTGTCCACCTTTCGACCAAGGATCTTTATGGTCGATATGAGTCACAGATCCATCGTAGATGTGACGTGCATCAATAGGTTCACCAGTCAATGCACATCGCCCACCCTGAGATTTCCAAAGAGAGAATCGAATCTTAGGATCATACTTGCGATCTTTGTCACGGAAGGTCAGAACGTTGTCTGGTGTAGAAGAGATGGAATCAACCAACTTACTGAGTCGGATTTGAAGGAAATTGGAAGAAGATCCACGGAGAAGACCAGCATAACTACGAGGATTATTACCCTTTTTACCATAGTAGAGAATGGTAGGATCTTCAATTCGTTCTCCCTGACTTTCAGTGAACCAGTTGTAGAAAGCTTCGTAATCTTCGATGACAATCGAGTTATTGTTGAGATAGTTCAACAACATTGCAAAGTCAATCAGGTTAGAGTTTTTCTTACCACCAACATCAAATCCAGCAGCACCATAGTTGACAACAATCTTAGAAAGTTGTTCAACAATAGTTGCGGTTTTGTTGAAAGAAATAACCTCAACCGTAGAATCACCATAAGCAGCATCTAGAGTATTCTTATCCAGATTCTTTATCCCATGAGCAACGATTGTGGAAATTGTCACAACCAATTCATCGGGATAACGACGATTGATGTTCTTAGAACTATACAACATAGAAAATCCATTCAAGTGACTTTGAACAAGATTCCTAACAAGAGCACCGAAACGACAAGGAGTAGCGTTGCGTTTCTCTTGATTATTAAGGGGAAGACCCTCATTAATGTTACTGAACAGTTCAGCAAGACCCTTACGATCAGATTGCAAAACTACAAGAGTGTTCAGAGAAATGTTCTCAATGTAGTTGCGAACTTCTGCATCTAGATCTTTGAAATACTTGTTGTTCTTAGTCGCTTCAAAGTACACAATGTTATTGTGTTCAATATAGTATTTCCCTTCAGAGAGGGGAAACTCATTGTTCAGGAACTTGCAGATGCAGTTATCACGATTATTTCCATCAATCGTGATATAGATGAAATCTTGATCTAGAAGATCCCTAAAAAATTGATAGTCAGAATGAGTAGGACCATAATGAAGTTCAATAGAACTCAAAAGATCAGAGATTTTACCTAAAGTAATGGGGGTAATTGCTTTACCTTCAAGCACAGACTTAATGTATGCTTGATTCATTGCAGTATTCCAACGTGTATTGGACTGGAAGGCTTCATCAAGATAAATCTTGGTGTCCTTTTGTAGAGAAGCCAGTTGAGATACAGTCAGAGTGTACGTTTTGGTGTTAGTTTTCATGGTTTTTGTTTGTAAGGTTTGCATCTAGGACTTGGAGTTTTGACCGTCTCAATTAAGAGTTGGGATTGTGTCCGTGTCTTTGATGTTTTGAGTATAGATCAGACAAAGAACTATGTCAAGCCCCCCGTCTGAGGTTTGATGGTTTCGTAACAATACTCAATGTTACAAGCATCAAGAACTCTCATGATTAAAGTGAGAGATCTTTGGTGTGGTCGTTGTTTCCAACCATACCAAGCTGTTTTCTTTCCAACAGCATGTGGGGGAACTTGTCCCACAGAGTAATACTGATCTGCGGTTGTGTCATAGATAACTCCTCGGTCATCATACAACCACCAGTGTGTATCACCTCTGTAATCTATTCCACTCATTGGAATCAAATCGTGAGGTTCCATGAGATAAAATAGGGCTTGAGTTGAATGATAACAATGCCCGTACATTGGGTTTGTTTCATTCTCCTTGCGATACTTTTTAGTCAGCAAGTCAGGTGTAAGTTGATTACGAATGATCTTCATCAGAGATTCAGCAATCTCTTCCGAGTAATAAAAAGGGAGAAACCTCAGAGATCTAGTCTCAAAGATTTCTCCGTTTTCGTATCGGTGTCTTTCAACAACCTTCATTAACACTCACCTACTTACCCATTTTATTATACTAAAAGTTCCGTAGAAGGGCAAGAGTTTCAGAATCAAACTCTTCTCGGATACCAGCATCAGGAAGCCAATCTTCTGGATTAGATTCCATCAAGGATTCATAGAGATCACCTTCATCAAAGGAATCAAAATTGAAATCGTCGTTCATGTGTGAATCAGTTGAACAAAAGTACAATAAGAAAAAAACGGAAGAAAGTCAAGGGCTGATTGATCAAAGATCCTTATCAGTCCCATGAGACATTCTCAAGTAAGAATCCTGGCATTACATAAGACCAGGCACCAAGGCCATCTACACCACCAACTTTATATTCAAACTTGTACTCAAACTTATTGTGAGAATCCCAAGTTACAAATCCCTTTTCTTTATCAAAACGAGATTTGATGGTAAGACGGAAACGATTAGAGAAGATATTACGAGTGCGAAGAGCACCAGTAGACTCCCTAGTTTCCACAACTTTACATGTATCTACTTGAAACTCTTGAGGAGTTTCCAATGCACATGCAGTTTCGTATGTAAAAGGACGATATACTTTCTGTTTAGTGACTTCTTTTGTTTGTGCAAATGCAGGAGAAGTTACCAACAGAGACACAAGAATCAACAGATGTTTCATCACTTATTCATTTGAAGAGTAGGAACTGGCATACCACCTTCGGTGGGAACATAGATGGTCACGTTACCATTCTTGGCACCATCTTCAATACCAGTGATATACAGGTACTGAAGATACTCACGGTTATCTTTCAGACTATCACCGATGATTTGGTTTGCTTTAGCAACACCAGTAGCACGAATGATTTCAGCATCAGCAAGTTGTTGAGCACTATCTTTCTTTGCTTGTGCTTCAAGAACAGCAACCTGACGTGTGTATTCTGCTTTCTGCAGTTCCGCCTTACCAGCAAGAGATTGTTGCCACACATTATATTGTGGGCCACCAATGAAGATGAGACCACCAATCACAACCACACCGACAGCAATAGCAGCAACAGCAGGGTCAATAAATCCGTTTTGTTTAGTCATAATAATTTTCAGAATTTAACGTTAACACCAACAACTTTTGCTTTGGGATTACGAGCAAGAGCAGTTTCGCGGGCATCTTTAGGATTAGTAGCAATCACTTCTTCTTTGAAGACAGTGCCGCCAACATAAAGTTCAACAACGTAAATCATTTAGCCTCCACATAAACATAGTCGGGATGTTTAGCCTTGAAAGCCTCAACTTGTTCTTTAGTCTTAAGGAACACCGAGAGAGTAGTGTTGGGATGTTCCTTGAAGTAATACTTCACTTGAATGAGGTTTTCCATATCAGGCAGGGATTTTTTCTTCATTACCTTTAGGAGTATAACACTTCCACTCACCATCGGCAAAGAGGTAAGCATAATCCGCCCAAGAATCATTCACGGACTTGATAAAGTCTTGGAAAGATTCACTCAAATTGGGTTCAGTGTCTACATCACCACGACCTTCGTAGTAAAGAGTACCGAACTCTTGTTCTTTACCATCCCAATCTTTATCAGTCCACAGAGCACTGATGTCTCCACCATCAACCAATTCCGCAGCTTTCTGCCGAGTGTTGAAGTATTCTTTCAGTTTCTTACCATTCCACTCCGGATAGCCATCCCAGTGACAATACACAGAAAGGACAGAGCCATTCTTGAGTTGAACACCAATGCGAGAACGAGTCGCCATGTTGTCTTGAAGTTACTTGAAAGGGGTTTGTGTTGCGTCAAGACCACATCCGTGTCTCAACATGGCTAAGATACCAAGATCTGAGCCCCTTCGGCGTGGTTAGTGGACAGCCAACAGACTGTCACACCATCATTTGTGTTTCCATTCCAGTCACATTTATACCGAGTCGAATCATCTTCATCATAGCTTCTTGAGCACAATTAAAGTCAAAATAACAAGCCCATTTTTGTTCTTCGTCTAGAATATAACCAACTTTATAAAATTCAGTTATTTGAGAACGGTTGCGTTTCATTCTTCATAATTAATAGTTTTCCTGCAATCAAACCATAATAAAGTTCTTTGAACTTATCATCAGAATGTTTTTGCATTTCATTCTTTACAAGATGAATCACATCAGCAAACTCATCTTGAGTTAGTTGCCAGTCAGTTACATTGTATTCAGTTACATTCATTCTTAATATCTCCATTCCTTAAACATTGTAACATATTTTGGATCTGAAGCTGACTTGTCTTGTAACATTTTGAAAACTTTTGCAACATCTAACTTTTTATTTGTAAGAATAATAAAGTCTAACTTCTAGGTTCTTATCGTTTTTGTTCATCATATCTAATTACAATTTCTTTGTGTTCTTTGTACTTATCAGCCACTAGAACCGTGTAAAGTTTTCCACCGAGTTCCTCTGCAACCATTTCAAGAAGTGTTTTTTGTTCTTCAGTCACGATAAATTATCCTCCAAATAACGAAGTCTTTTCTCAATTTGTTCAATATCATCATCATGTCGTTCTACAACTTCTTCAAGTTTTGATTGAGCACGATGTAACCAAGTTTTGCGGTCTTGTTTTTCAAACCACCAAGTTGTTTCAGTTTCAAACATTAGAGTGCCTCCACCTCATCAGCAATTTCACGCAAAATCTCAATAGGGTCTTCAAGTTCTCCCCAATCGGTACATAATCTATCAGCAACCTCACGAATTACACGAGCAATCAACTTTTGTCTATCGCCACTTTTAGGACGCATAGAAAGTTCCATCGTACATTCCAGGATTTGTAACGCTCTAGTAGTCATGGTGTTTGGCCTAAAAACTTTTTTCGTTCTTGTGAGATAGTCGGATGATACCAGTCATCATAAGGGTAGATATACATGTGATACCAACCGTTGTTTAATTCTTCAAAGAAGGCAAAACGATCTATCTCGTCACCATACTTGACGAGTCGAAAGTTAATACAATTAGTCCAAGACCACCAAGCATCTTCAAACCACTCTTTCATTTCAGTAACTCATCAACATCAGGTTGATAAAAATCCATCGGCTTATTCTTACCCAACAACTGTAGAACATGTCCCTCAAAATCGGTAGAATCTGATTCGTAGATAACATGACCGAAGTTGTTGTCGCTTTCAGTATAGTTTCCAAGATAATCGGCAAACGTAAGAAATATTGCCATAGCACGAGTTTTATCGTGATGTGTAATGGCAGTGTGTGGGTGTGCAACAATACGGGTAATGCAATCAAACAATTCTTCTTTGGTATAAGAGAATGCTTTGGCGTTTTCATCAAGTTTGTAAGTCATTCACCCACTCTTCATAACGTGTGTTAATCTTACCATCATTCAGAAAGACATTCAAGTGCCCTGTGTTACCATTCTCAAAATAGAAAGCCATCCACACATGATGTCCTTCATCCATCACCTCATAGTGATACCCTTTGATGTTATCCAGTAGAAACTCATCAGGGTTGTAGAGCTCTTTATCAGTCATAATGCCTCCAGTTCATCAACAATTTCAAGAATGTTCTTTTCAGTAATACCAATATACTTGAGTTCTTTAATCAACTCACGAAGAGTAGAAGCAATAGCAACTTGTCGTAATTTTGCTTTATGATAATATTCATTATCAAAAACATCCATAATTGCCTTTGCTTTTGGAGAAAGTTTAGTCATGAGAAGTTGTAGTGAACACGAGTGTAGAAGTCTTTGAAGCAACTTCTATTGAGGAGTTTCATCATCGCTGGAGGAATGTAGTATGAATATTCGCTGAAGAAATCTTCTTTACTGAGAAATCTGAGACCATGAAGATGCCAAGTGCCAAACTGCTCATGGAATGCTCTCACAGCACGATACTGTTTAGTGGTGCAAGCAACATACTTATTGGTAGATGTTTCAAAATCTTCAGGATGACCAGGATTTGCCTGTGTCATCATAATACACACGGTTTGACCTTCACCTGTGCCAAAGTATTCAGAAACCATATAAACCCAGTGTTCATCCACAGGGAATACATCACGATGATACTTCTGCTCATATTCTTTCATACAAGCATCAGCAACCAGTTGAAAGTTTTCTTTCTTCTTTGCTTCTAACTCTGCTCGCAGTTCTACTTTTTCAGTTTCATTAAGTTCTTTGAGAGCATCAGAATACTTATCAATACCAGCAATAGCAGTTCTCACAGCATCCATTCGTTCCTCCTTTTCGATATCAGCAAGTTGTTGGAGAGCATCACCATTCTCATCATACAGTTTTTTTACTGCTTCCCATGCTTTTTTGTTTGCCACTTCTTTCTGAACTTTCTGATAGTCTTCCTCAGATACCTTAGCAACAATCACTTCATTTGCTGCTTCTCGTTGTGCGGCAACTTCAAGCATTTCTTCGTGGGTCATAAATCCATCATAAGTAGTGTTTAACCAGGGAGCATCATCTTTTTCTGGTAGATTGTATTCAGTCATTGTTCCCAAGCATAAGATTTCAGGAGCTCGTTGTCCTTTTCCAACTGCTCTATTCTATCACACAATTCAGTGATAATACCAATCAGACAATCATAATCAATTGTTTCGCTGTCGTATCCATTCTCCATATCATAGTAACAGGAGTGAACGAGCTCTTGTTTGAAGTTTCTTTCAGTCATCGTAGTTTCTCTCTAATCATTCGGATACACTCATTCCACTTATAACTGTTAGTATCGTGTTCTGTAGGCAACCACAAACTAATTTCATCTACCAAATTATCAATGGAAGTTTCCATATCCCAATCACTATGAGTTGTGAATACATCTTCCCACCAATCGTAAATCAGGTCTGTGAGTGTTTTTGATTTAGTAGATGAAACTACACCTTGTTTGACTGCTTCTCTAAATGCTTCTTTCAATCCATCAGCAACTTGTTCTGGTGTTTGTGGAGTTGGTTTGTAATCAACTACACCATAACCATCGTGGATTTTGATAGTTTCTTCCATTTCATTATGAACTCGTTCTCCTCGTTCTTGTGCGGTTTCACTTACCTTTTCTTCATAAGCAGCATTATATCCTGCTTGGAAACCTTGCCACCTTATAACATCATACTTGGAATCAGTTTCTAATTTAGGATATTGTCCCCACCAATCTTTGTATGCTTCTTCTACTGGTGATTTTGTTTTTTCCAGTTCTTCAAGGAATGAGAGCTTCTTTTCAAGCACTTTGATTTGTGCTTTCAGTTCTTCAATTTCAGTCATAGGAGTTTCATATTTCACTGGTTCATCCATTTTGCGAATGTGTAGTTGTGTTTTAGGTGCTACTGTTCCCAATCTACCAGTATCTTCAACTTTTATGGTAGTTTCTCCACTTGGTGATGTGAATTTAAGGTTAGTCATTACAAATCCCTCTTAATAGTTCTTTCAAGTAGAGCTTCCTCTTCTTCAAGTTCTTTCAGCAACTCTTGGTATTCTTTCACAGCATATTGAGGAGCAGCATCTTTGATAGTGTAAATGTAATGCTCAACAGCATCAATCAACATTTTAGTTTGTTTGAGGTTGTGTTGATGTCTCATCACAGGTTCTCCAATTCATCACATACATCAAGTATAGCACGGGCATCAAGCACCATATCTTCCACACCTTCCTCTCTACAAAACTGATAGTATTGGAGTTCTGCTACTAACTCACGGAGAACAATAATAACAGTAGGTTTATCTGTTTCCCAACCCATTTCGGCACACTTCTCATCCTGATAAAGTGTTTTTACAGCATCTTTTAGTGTTTGTGCTACTTCTTTTTTGTCAGTCATTTCAGTTCCTCAATAATAGATTTGATTTGTTTGAGATTATCATAAAGTTGTTTATTGAAATCATAACATTCAGTCAAATGGTCTATGTTGTTGTCCTCAAAGTTAGTTTCCTCACGGATTTCCCAAGACAAACCATCCATATCTGCTGCGGTTTCTGTGAGAAAGTATTCAAGTGTTTCAAGTAAAGTCATCAGTTTTCTCCCACAGATACTTCTACTTCCATTTCATTCATAATCATTTGAAGTTTTTTGATGACACCATCCCGTGCTTCTTTTGTAGCAGAACCAGTCCAATAATCACCGTGACTTATGGAGTGTAGCACAGTATCGGTGAGAATGTATAAATCTAATGATGTGAGTTTAGTCATTTTGCTCCTGTCGGTATTCTTCCTCTTTATCCAATCGTGCTTCAAGTTCAGAAATTTTAGTGTAGAGTGTATCCAAGTGTTCGGTGAGTTCATAAACATTCACAATACCTACATTAAGAGATTTGTAAATCCCATCCCAAGTTGGTTGTTTGTCAGTCATTTGTTTCTTCTTCTTTTTTACATTCCCACAAGTATAGGTGATAATGCATCATTTCTACACCTGTTTTAGTAATCAACATATCTGGATTATCATTTTTTTCAATCTCATCCCAATCAATTGGATTTTTTTCACACCATTCTTCATAAGTCATCTTGGGCATCAGTTTTCTCCACAGTTAGTTCTACTTCCATATTACTCAAAATTGTTTGAACCTTATTCGCAACATTTTCTCTTGCTTCTTTTGTATATCCACCAAGAGTTCCCTCAAATCCTGCGATAGAAAGAGTTCTATACAAAGTATCTGAAATTACCATCAAATCAAGTGCTGTGAGTTTAGTCATCATCAGAACTCCATTTGGTGCTTACATTACTTCTTTCCCAACCTTCATCATAACCCACTTTGAAGCCTTCTGTGTAGATTAGAGCAGCAAACTTCAAGAGTTGTCGTTCCCAACACTCCCAGTAATCGGAGTTTGTCCCATCATCTTTTTCACCCACGAATGTATCAAACCCACAGGATTTAGCAAGTTTTAGGATTTGTGCGTCAGTCATCAGGTTTGCTCCAATTCAGTAGCAATATCTAAAATTGCCTCACGAATACTTTCATTTCTTGTTTCAAGTGCTTCATCCCATTCTCTATGCCCCGAAAAACAGGCATAATTTTCAGGGGCAACATTATCAGCAAGAACACGAAGAGAAGCAGCAAAACCCTCTCTAATTGTTCCTCCGTGAGAAAATACTTCATCGGCAGCATCTATGATTGCTTGTGTTTGTGTAGAAAGTTTAGTCATACATTCTCATCTCCCATATCAATAGAACAATTACTGTAACCTTCATCATATCCATAGTCATAACCTTCATCATACATTGCTCGGGCAAAGTTCAAAAGTTGTAGAGTATCTGCCTTCCAACAAATATCATTCCACTTTTCAAAAGTTAGATAATTTTCAGCAAGTTGTAGGATTTGTTCTTCAGTCATCATCTCAGTCCTTCTTGAAGAGTTTGTAGATGGCATCAGCAATAGCAAGTGCTTGTTCTTCATTCATACAAATGTGTTGTACTCGTTTATCACCTTTCTCAACATCATATACCCAATAAGAAATGGTGCAACCATCACATCCCACATCAAGGTGAGTGTCTTCTACTGTATACCAAAAATCTTCGTATTGTTGAATACGAACTTGGTTGGTGATTTCAATAGTCATTGGAGTTCCTTTGTGTATGAGAGTATTATAAGGCATCACAGGGGGCTTTGGAGTGTCCCTGTGCCAGTTCTTCAAGTGTCCTCAAAACTTCTCTTCAATTTCTTGTTTTGTTGCTACTTCCACATTAGGATAACTCACATCCTCATAACCATACAATTCAAAATCCCTAATCAGGTCTGTAACAAGATTATCACACAGATAATCAGCAAAAATGTTCGGGTCAAGTTTCCCTTTATTTGTAAGCATATCGTGATCCTTATGCTTTTCAGGGTCAAACCTAATATAAAAAGTTACTTTATAACCTTGTAGATTTTCCAGAGCATCCTTTGTCTTCTGTTGTTCCTTATGTTTCTGAATTTGAAGTTCAAGTTCTTTGAGTTGTTCTACATTCAGTTGAGAGAGGTCAATCATCGGTTTGGTTGCTTATGAGAGTATTATA